ATCAGAAATAAATTTAAAACCCTTAGAGCTTGTCAAATTGACTAATTTTAGTTTTGAAGAAGACGGTAATGACTATACACATAAAGTTTACAAAAAAAGTGCAGGCAAAAACTATGGACATTATACATTTGAAAAACCTAACTATACAATGTTAGAAGGTGAAACAGAAATAAAAGCTACACCTTTTTCAGCTACAGTAATAAAACCATTGTTAGCATTTACTCCTGAATTTGTAACACCTTCTATATTTCAAGCAAATGATGACGCAACTGAATTTGAAAGTTTTGACAACTCACCACGTATATTATTTGACAATGGTGTAAAATCTACAGGTAAGACATACGTAATACCTGCAAAGAATGGTGTAGCAGCTACAACGAAAACAGACTTTTTACAATTTAGTCATTTATCAGAAATACCTACTACTGCGACTACAGAGGACTATAATTTTGGTTACTGTCAATTATTTAGTCCATTAACACCTGTAGTAGATAATTTATACAATACTTATTGGTCAAATTATTATGACGATCTTTATAACGCAGACACACGTGTTATGACGCTAAAAGTAAATTTAACACCTGCAGACATTAATACGTTTAGATTTTTTGACACAGTATTAATCAAGAATAGAGAATACAGAGTAAACAAAATAGATTACAAAGCAGACGAACTAGCAAATGTAGAATTTATACTTATACCATAATGGAGTTTAAAAAAGGATTTAAAATAAAACCAAAAAGCATTAAAAAAACTGGTGAAGTAATTTTTACTGACGGTACAAATGATGTGTTTGCAAATCAAAAGATATGTCAAGAATACGGTTATAATTACGACACTTCTAACGGTACTTGTTATGCTTATAGATTTGACACATTAATAGATAAAAGAGGTAAAAACTTAGACAATAAAGTAGCAGGTAAAAATAATTTTACAAGTGACGGTACAAAAGCATCATTTATTACAGGACAAAATAACTCAACAGACGGCTTAAATAAAAACACTTTTATTACAGGCGAAAATAATAGAATACAATCTAATCTTAACAATTCAAGTATTATAGGTGGTACACACGCATTAGGGTTTCACAATGGCGAAGTAATAATAGGTGCAGGTAAATTAGATGACGGACAAGTAGGTTCAATACAAATGTCTATTATTCAATTAAGTGGTAATACAACAAACGATACATTAACTAATTTAACTATTCAAAATGATGGTTCTCATATAGAAATACAAAACAACTGTATATTAGGATTTGAAGCACATATTATTGGACTTTGCACAGGTGGTACAGACGGTACTGCAGGACAATACATTTACTATAAGTTAGTTGGTGCGTGTAAAATAGACAATGGTTTTAATTTGACATTTACACAATCAATAAGCACTATAGCAGATGGTAGTTTAGCATTAGAAGTAACACCAAGTTTTGCATCAGTAACAGATAATTTTATTACTCTTAAAGTTACAGGATTAGCAGGCAATAATATAAATTGGTATGCGAGTGTACATCTATTTACAAATAAAACATTAAACACATTTTAATTATGGCAGAAGAAATTAATTTAAAAATAAATAGTAATATAGATGACGCAGCTAAAGACGTAGAAAAACTAGCAGACGAACTTAGTGGTGCAGTAGATCAAACTAACGATTTAAATAAAGCTACAAAAGAAGGTAACACAGGATTTAAAAGAATTACTGGTGCGGTTAGGGGTTTAGGCGCAGGGTTAAAAGCATTAGGCGTAGGTTTAATATTAGCAGCGTTTACACAGCTTAAAGACATATTTGGACAAAATCAAAGAGTAGTAGATGGTTTTAGAACTGGTACAGAATTTTTAAGTATAGCGTTTAACGATTTTTTTAGATTTTTAAGTGACAATATAGGTTCAGTAACAGGATTTTTTAAAGATTTATTTGAAAATCCAAAAGAAAAAGTATTAGAGCTAGGCAACATTATAAAACAAAGATTTATTAATACCTTCAAAGAAGCTACAGAAGTTTTAGGTTTAGCAGGTAAGGCATTTGGACAATTAATAAAAGGTGAGTTTCAAGCAGCGTTTGATACTGCTAAAGAAGCAGGTAAACAAGTAATTGACGTATACACAGGAGTAGACGGTAGTTTTGATAAAGTTAAAGAAACAATAAAAACTACTGCAGAAGGTATTAAAGATTATACAAAAAGCACATTTGAAGCAGCAAAATCAAATGTAGAATTAGACAAACAAGCAGAATTAGCAGAAAGTAGAAATCGTATATTATTGGAACAATTTGATGCACAAGCAGAAAGTTTACGACAAGTAAGAGACGACGAAACTTTAACATTTGAACAAAGAATAAAAGCAAATGAAGACTTAGGCGCATTACTAGAAAAACAAAAAGAAGTGATGTTAGCTAACGCAGACATAGCAGTAGACGCTGCGCAGAAGGAACTAGACAAGAATAAAGAAAACGTGCAGCTACAAATAGCGCTTAATCAAGCAATAGCAGATCGTGAAGGTATAATAGCACAAGTAACAGGTTTTGAAAGTGAGCAACTAACAAATACTATAAGTCTAAAACGTGAAGAAGCAGACGCAAATCAAGAACTTATAGACCTAGCTAAAGAACGTAAAGAAGCAGAGTTAGAAGCATTTAGCTCACTAGCAGGTGCATTAGGAGACTTAGCAGGAGAAAACAAAGCACTAGCAATAGCACAAGCAACTATAGATACTTTTGCAGGTGCTAACAAAGCGTTTGCACAAGGTGGTGTCGCAGGATTTGTAACAGGCGCAGCTATCATAGCAGGTGGTTTAGCTAACGTAAGAAAGATATTAGCAGTAGACGTACCTGGTGGTGGTGGTGGTGGTTCTGTACCTTCAGCTACGCAACAAGCTCCTGCACCTCAAATGGTAAGTGGTGCATTTAGTCTAAGTGGTGCTACACCTGACTTTGAACCTGCAAGGGCGTTTGTAGTAAGTGACGACATAACAAATAGTCAAAACAAACTAGCAAACATTAGACGTAGAGCAACTATATAAAATCAAATAAAACTAATTTAAATCTATTATATAAATATGAAGAAAAAACTTACTAAGATTACAGAGCTTGTAATAAGTGACGATAATGAAGAACTATCTATAGACGCAATAAGTCTAGTAACAAGTCCTGCAATAGAAGTAGATTTTGTATTTTTTGGAAAAGACAAACACAACCTTACATTCTCAAAGATTGACGAAGAAAAAAGAATGTTAATTAGTCCTGCACTAATACCTAACAAACAGATATTTAGATACAACCCTAATACAGATTCAGAGTATTACGTATACTTTTCTACGGACACAGTAAGAAAAGCTAGCGAATTGTACCTTAAATACAATAATCACCACAAAGCTACATACCAACATCAAGACAGAGTAGCAGGTGTACTAACAGTAGAAAGTTGGATAAAAGAAGGCGACCAAGACAAGTCTAAAATGTATGGCTACGATCTACCAAATGGTACGTGGTTTGTCAAAATGAAAATAGAAAATAACGATTTGTGGGAAAAGATAAAAGCAGGTGAATTAAAAGGATTATCAATAGAAGGTTACTTTGCAGACAAAATGGAAAAAATGAGCAAAACAGTTACAGACGAAGAAATAGTAGAAGCATACAACGAATTAGTAAAAGAAGGTAAAATAAAAAAATAATTATGTACAAAAATTACGAAGACAAACTAAACACAATACTATCTAACGCAAAAGGTGAAAAGGTAGAGAAATATAGTTTAAAAGATATAAAAACTTTAGATAAATTAACAGGACAACTAAAAACTTTGACAGATAAATTAGATGACAGTAAAATTAAAACAGAAGTTTCGTCTTATGACAGGGTAAATCAATTATTAAAAGATGCTGAAGCACAATTAGACAGAGCAGAAGATTCTTTACGTATTTCAAAAGAAAAAATCCAAAAAGCAGAACAAGATTTTGCAAAAGACGAAAAAGCGTATTTAAAAGTTGAAAAAAAGTTTGACACAGCACGTAATAAACAAGAAAAAGCTGCACAAAAAGTTTTTAAATTAAATGATAAATACATTGCTGATTATAAAAAAGCAGAAAATGTAGCAGACAAATTAGAAGACGCTATATCTATTGTAGAAAAAAACGCAAAAAGTTTAGGTGTTAAAGTAAATGTATCACAATATGAAACTATCATAAATAACTTTAATAAAAAACAAAACAACCCTTTAAATAAAATTGACTTTGATTACTAAAATCAAACAACAAATAAATAATTCTATTATATACTAAAGACTTTAAAAATGGATTTAAAAAAACAAATATTATCAGCATTAGGTTTAGACAAAGAAGAAGAATTAAACCTAGAATTTCAAGCTAAACTTATTGACGGTACTATTGTCGTTTCTAAAGCAGATGAACTTGCAGAAGGCGTAGAGGTAATGATACTAGCAGAAGACGGTAGCACAATGCCTGTACCAGTAGGAACTTACGAAACAGAAGACGGTGTTGAATTTAAAGTAGAAAAAGAAGGTATCGTAGCATCAATGGAGAAAAAAGAAACTGAAGAAGAAGAAGAAGAAACGGAAGAAAAAGAAGAAGTTGAAGCAGTAGAAGAAGAAGAGATGTCAGAAGAAGTAGAAAACGAAAACTTTGACAAGAGCGCACTTATTGAAGAAATAGGTGTAGTAATTAAAGAACTTTTAGAAGAAGTAAGGTCAGACGTGTCAAGACTTTCAGCAGAACTTGAAGAAATGAAAGACATAAACGGTGAACTAACTACTGAAAAAGAGGAATTACAATCACAAATCGTAGAATTATCTAAAGAACCTGCAACTAAACCAGTAGAGGTTTCTAAATTCAACGAAACAAAAATAAAAACTAAACCTTATGCTAATATGAATAGTAAAGAAAGGTTTTTTTATAACTTAAATAAATAACAATTAAATAATAACAAAATGAGTTTTTCAATAACATCAAATTATTCAGGTGAACACGCAGGTCAGTATATTGGCGCAGCGTTAAAATCATCAAAATCTTTAGAGTTTTTGACTGTACTAGAAAATGTAAAGTTTAAAAGAAACATTACAAAAGTAGCTACGTCAGGACTTATTAAAGACGCAACTTGTGACTTCACAGACGCAGGTACACTCACGCTCACAGAACGTGTTTTAACTCCAAAACAGTTAGAAATTAACGTAGATTTATGCAAAAAAGATTTACTAGCAGATTGGCAAGCAGCACAGATGCAAGCAGGTAGACATAACGACGGTATGTCTGACGACTTTGCAGCTTTTGTAGTTTCTTACCTTTCATCAACTATTGCAGATTCAGTAGAAACTAGCATTTGGAACGGATTAGATTCAAATTCAGGTGAGTTCACAGGATTTATGCAAGCAGGTAACGGACACTTTGAGAATGACACAGCTATCGTAGAAGCAGATAACTCAGGTGGTGCAGCTACAGCGTTTTCAAATAGTAACATTGACGAAAACCTAAACATACTTGTAGACGCAATACCTTCAGCAGTATATACTAAAGAAGACTTATATATTTATATGTCAGTAGCGTCTTACAGACTTTACTTAGCTAATCAAGCAGCAGCAGGATACGAAAGACTATACAATATGGGTGAAGGTTTCAGACCAATGTTTAACGGTATTAAGATTGCAGTTTGTCCAGGTATGGTAGATAACAAAATGGCAGCAGCACAAGCGTCTAACTTATTCTTTGGTACAGACCTAGTTTCTGACCACACAGAAATCAAAATGTTAGATATGGGTGACTTAGACGGTTCTGACAACATCAGAGTAGTAGCTAAGTTTACAGGTGGTACGCAACACGCACAAGGTGCAGATATAGTAAGATTAGACTAATAATTAACTTGCAGTAAGAGAGGGTGTCAAAACCCTCTTAAACTGCCTTAAAACAATAAATATGGCTTGTGAATTAACAACAGGAAGACAATTAGATTGTAGAGACACCGTAGGTGGTGTAAAGGCAGTATACTTTGTGCAACACGCAGACGCAGCTATAAATGGTAACACAGCAGGTGCAGGTATTGAACCAGCATCAGGTACTATTACAGACTTAGATTTATCAGGTAGTGGTACAGGACAAGAGCTATTTAAGTACGAGTTAGTTAGGGGTACAGGTTCATTTACTGAGACTATCACAGGTAGTACAGAAAATGGTACAATATTCTTTGACCAGTCAGTAAACATTAAACTACACAAACTAAGCATAGCAGACAGAAACGAAATAAAACTTTTATCAAGAAATAAATTAATTGTATTTGTAGAATTAAATCAAATCAATACTTCAGGTAAAAGAGTTATAGTCGCTTTAGGTTTAGAGAATGGTTTAGAGCTTAATGCAGGTACTAACGCATCAGGTGCAGCTCTAGGTGACATGTCAGGTTCAGACCTTACATTTAGTGGACAAGAAAGCTACCCTGCTTGTATTGTCGCAGATTACACTAGCGTACCGTTTGACAACTCAGCGTTTACAGCAACAGTAACTACAACATAATATATGTTTTCATAAGTAAAGAAGGGTGGTATTTTACCACCTTTTTTTTTGTTTATAAAATAAATTAAAAGTTTTTCTATTATATAGTATGCAACACGTTACTTACGGTTCTACAGCTACGTTTAATGTCACGACAGAAGACAAAAGAATTAATAATAACGCTAACACTAATAAGACTAGGTTTTTATGTAAGTTTACTAACGACCTATCAGGCGCAGTAAAATACGCATACGGACAAAGTCAAACAATTAGAGAAAGGTATACAGATTTTACTTTGACACATAACACAACAGAAGACGTATTTACAGGTGCAATAAATTTTAAACCTTATGGATTTTGGAAGTATGAAATATTTGAGGTGACTTGGCAAAGTGCAAGTGTTACATTAGATTCAACACACGCACCTGACACAGAGACAGAAGTATTATCGCCTGCAAGCAATCAAAAAGGCGTAGTACAGGGTTTAGTAGAACAAGGCAAATTATTAGTAAGCGAAACAGTAGGTAGTGAGCAGGTAAAATACACACAATATACAGAAACAACAAGTACAAATTATATATACACAAATTAAATGGACACAACACAAGAATTATTATCAGAACAATTAGGTAAGGGTGGCGTAGAAATAGTAGTATCAGGCACAGGTGCAGTAACAGGTAAAGATTGTTACGCAGTAGCTTTCCCTATAGAGACTGTAGTAACAAACTTAGACACAGGTTCTAACGTTACAGGTACAGATAGCAACTTACACCAAACTTACGGTGCAGGCACTACATTATTTTT